TGGAATTTAATTTTCCATTATTACTAACTGCGTTTTTAATAGTATTAATGGCATTTTTAATCAAAGGATTTTCATTATCTTCTAAAATATGTTTAGTAGCATTTATAAGTATTTTATCGAATTTTTTCATTACATATATAATTATACTTAAAAAAAATAAATTTTCAATAAAAAAGGAAAAATTAAAATATAATGATCAAATCGAACACAATCAGAGGTAAATAGTATTATAAATTATGGCAACAAGAACAATATCATCTCCCGGTGTACAAATAAATGAAGTAGATCTCAGTGTAATTGCTAGACCAAGTGGTGTAACTAATACATTCATTACTGGTTTTGCAAAACAAGGTCCTACAGATGAAGTTATTAACGTTGGAAGTCTTACTGAATATGAAAGCATATTTGGAACTCCTACAAATTCTTCAGAACGTTATTTATATCATTCTGCTCGTCAGATTTTAACACAATCTACTACAAATTTATTAGTAACAAGAATGCCATACGGATCTGGTGCTGGTGAAGGATTTTCAAATCAATATACTGCTCTTGTATATCCTCTTTCTTCAGATGCAGCAACATATGAAGCGTCAACTGCATTTAAATTATTACCACCAAAATCTATTTTATTAACAGATAGTCAATATTTAGATATCTTAGAAAATAATATATCATGGGGAGATTCTTATGTTGATGACAACATAAATTCCTTTGATGACATAGCTACCAAAGGTGGTTTAGTTATTTTAGATTCTTACAAAACATCTGTTAATAATCTATATGAGGGTTATTATATAGGAATAGCAGACAATTCCGAAAACAATCCTGCAAGTGATTTTTTAAGCATAAAGGGGATAAAATCGGTAAATTCTATAGATGCTGGAGGAAATAAACAAACATTTACAGCTATTCCATCATCTCGTTTAAATTTCTCGCTAACACAATCATATAGTAGTTCGCAAAATAGTATTTCACAAATAGTTGAAAACTTCCCTAAATTTGATTTTAGTAAATCAACATACAATGATTCATTAACTGTTATGTTGTTTAAATTAAGAACAACAATGTATGCACATGATACTGTTATTTTGGATTCTGTATTATTAGAGGGATACACCGGTTCTTTATACAATAAGAGAACACAAAACAATGTAAATGGTGGAGCACCTATTACTTTTAATTTAGATACATTGATAAATAAATCCTCTCCTAATATTAAATGCATAACAAATCCCTTTATTTCATCTACTGGAAACTGGATAAATTCTAATGGTTCACCAGCAAAAACAGTTAGAACAGATGCTGATACAAAAAACTTGTTCTCTAAAGGCGTATATATTTCTGATACAAGCACAGTTGCTTCTGGTATTGGAAATGTTCCTGAAAAATTACAAAGAATTTTAAATAACATTGATAATCTAGATATAGACGTAGATGTTATTGCCGAGGCTGGATTGGGTTCTATCTGGGTTGGAGCAAAAGAAAGATGGAAAGATAGTAATTTTGGAAATTCAAACAGTAGCGAACCATATATATATGATGAATATTATCATGTAGATACTTCGATTCTTAAAACACAAACCAACGATCCTGTCGGTGGAATTGCTGAAGATTATCAAGACATTGCTATGCAATTTGTAGCATTTGCTGATAAAACAAGAAAAGATCACGTATTTATTGCAGATCCTCTTAGACATATTTTTGTACAAGGAGGAAATGGAAAGATTTCAAAGAATAAAGACTATATATTTTCTACGGACGTTTATTGGCCCTTGAAAAATCTATACGGTGGAAATCCAACTAGCTATGCTGCTGTTTATGGAAATTGGTTGAAAACTAATGACGTTTCTGCTGATAAACAAGTATGGGTTCCTTCCTCTGGTTTTGTTGCTTCTGTGTTTGCTAATACAACACAAAATGCATTCCCTTGGGTTGCCCCTGCTGGATTTAATCGTGGTACTCTCAACAACGTATTAGACGTAGCAATCAATCCTACACAAAAACAACGTGATTTATTATACAGAATTAATGTAAATCCAATTGCATTCTTCCCGGGAGATGGATATGTTGTTTTTGGACAGAAAACACTATTTAATAAACCATCTGCTTTCGATAGAATCAATGTTAGAAGACTTTTCTTAACACTTGAAAAAGCTACTAAAGCGGTTTTAAAATACTATTTATTTGAAGGAAATACATTCACTACAAGAACTAGAGTTGTTAATTCCTTAGCACCTATATTCACTCAAGCCAAAAACAATGATGGTTTATATGATTATAGAATTGTATGTGATGAAAGAAACAATACTCCAGATGTAATCGATAATAATGAAATGAGATTATCCATCTACATTCAACCAGTTAGAACCGCTGAATTTATTTTAGCAGATTTCGTTGCTACACGCACTGGTGTTAATTTTAGTGAACTTATTGGATAACCTTTTAAGATAAATATATACATATGGCAAATCTATTTCAAAACCAAGACATAAATAACTTCTTTCAGAACGCTATTAATAGAGACTTCGCAAGAACAAATCTCTTTCGTGTTCTTTATATAACATCAGGATCATCGAATATTGTTTTTGATGCTAAAGATTTGGTGTACATAACTACTACATCTCTTCCTAAAAGAGCAATAAACAACGTTTCTGTTCCATTCATGGGACTTAAATTTAATGTTCCAGGAACTGCAAATTATCCTGGAAGTGAAGGCTGGAATGTAACATTCAGAATGCCTCAAGATTTAGGAATTCGTAAAAAATTGGAACTTTGGACTAGAGCAACATTTGATGATGCAACAAGTACTGGTTCGTATGAAGTAAAAAATTTAGGTAGTGTAGGAATTGCCTTAATGGGTAAAGACGGAAACGTACAAAGAGTTTATAACTTAGTAGGTGCATATTGCACTAATATAGGTGATTATAATCTTGATGTTACTGCTGCTGGTGAAATTGTTACTTTACAAGCAACAATTGCATACCAATATTGGGTACAACCAGAATCTTCTCCTCTCATAATCCAATAATAAAATAGTTATTTAGTATAAGTATTTGGAAATGGCTTCAACAGGTCCTATACCCTACTATTTAGATATTTTAAGTCAATGGCCGTCTGCTATTGCAATAGATAGTCAGTGGTTTTTGTCTATAAATTTTGATTCTTTGCCTATATTAAAAGGTGATATAATAAATCTAGTCAGAGAATATGAAAATGGATCATCTGATTCTGTTGATTGGGATGTATCTTCAAGTGTTATCAAAACTCTGATATCAAAAAAATATCAGAGTGGACATGAGTTTCTTGCTTGTGTATTTGCAGAAGGTGTTACTTTACCATCTGATAGTGTAGACGCAAGTACTAAAGGAGTATATCATGCTGGTTTTCAAGGAGCAGCTACTGTTAATAAAAGAAATGATTTTAGAACATTTTCTGTAACTTTTACAGAAACAAATGCATCTTTTGTAGATTTTGTAATACGACCATGGCTAATAGCGGTTAGTCATTTGGGATTTGTAACTAGAGACAATAGAAATTTAAATGTTAAAGCATTAGATTTTGATGTTATGTATATAGCAAAAACAGGATCAGGTTCTAAGCCCGCTTATAGAAAGGGATTCAGATTTCATGGAGTAGCTCCCATTTCTATAAGTAATTTTACTTCTAGACATTCTAATGTGGGTTTACAATCATATACAGTAGAGTTTATATATGATTCTTATAGTGTATCTGCTAAACAAACAAATCAATTAATTAGTAATACGCAATCCACAGCTACTAGAAATATAAATCCAAATAATACAACCACAAATAATACAACTACAAACAATCTCTGGAATTTAACAGGAATTACTCCTGCTATGCTAAATGTTTCACTTAAAAATAATATTACAAATGTAGAAGGAGGTGTAAATTACGCAATTTTTGGAGATTATTCTCTTTTACAACCGCCTAAAAATTCAGCTACAAATAATAATATAACGCTTTTTGACAATACAGGAGCTATGTTTAGTAATAGTACGGGATCTTCATTTACAAATCCTTCAAATGGAAGATCAACCGGAGGCGTATTTCCAACTAGTCAAGTAACATTTTAAAAAAATATTACTTAAGTTGTAACTTATAATAAGTTAGGTAAATCTTATATATGGAATATTTCTTATATTCAGTTGAGATGCCACTTTCTAATGTAGAATTGTTCTATAGAGATATAAATTCAAAAGAACAATTAATTTTAGCTAAAACAAATTTACTATTTCCCATAGAAGAAGAAAATTCTAAAGAATAT